AAAAACAACAATTATTAAACGAAATAGAGGTGTTAAATAATGGGTAAAATAAAAGAACAACTAGCAGGTATCGCAGCACTTATAGGCGTGCTTGGTGCAATAGGTGCTGGCTTTGTTAAATATGGAGAGATACAAGAAAAAGTAAATAACATTGCAGAACCTTTTAATCCAGATCCACTTGTACAAATGATGGGTGCGAATCAAAAAGATATAGCTGTATTAAAAAAAACAATTGAAGTTTTAGAACTAGAAATTGAAGAACTAAAAGAATCAAGTAAAAATCCACTAACAAATTAATGTCTAAAAAACCATTAACTATATCGGAATCAGCAGCCGTACAAATGCCTATGAAAACAGTTGCTAGTTTAATTATGATGGTAGCTATTGGAACCTGGGCATACTTTGGTTTGCATGAAACTTTAAATAAACACTCAACACAATTAGAGTTAATGGGTAAAGACCTAGAACAAAATACAGAGTTTAGAATCAAATACCCACGGGGACAATTAGGCAAATCTTCTGGTGAAGCAGAGCTCTACATGTTAGTAGAAGATTTATATAAATCTGTAGATCGTTTGAATAAAGCTATTGAAGATGGAATGCACAATAAAGTTAATATTCAATTTTTACAAAAACAAGTAGAAAAAGCTGTTAATGATATTGAAAAATTAAAAGACAAACAAAGAGAGTTTGCAAACGGAGGAAAACACTAATGGTAGAAACTGTAGTTGCACTCTTAATGTTTATTAATGGTGAAATTAAAGAACATAGAATACAAGAAAATATGGCAACTTGCCTACGTGGTAAGAGAGTGGCAGAAAGAGATTACAACCCAAGCGTTAGCTATAAGTGTATTAAATCAAAAGCAGAAACAGAAATATACATGGGTCAAAAAAGTATTAAAAAAATAATATTGGAGTAAACATGTATTTAAATGCAAACATACCCCCAATAGAATGTTTTGTGAGAGGCAATTATTTACGAGATCAAAAAGATTCTCATGATAAGTACTTTGAGTGTGTAGTATTTGGTTTTAGTTCAATACCAAAACAAGTACCTTTATTTCATTATATGATGACAGATGGTGGGCTATGGTGGAGAGCACCTATATCTGCATTTTGTACAAAACCAGGTGTAAAAGAATTACCATTAAATGAATTAATGTTATGGGATTCATTTAGTTATAATATAAGTGTAACTACATTTTATCAATTGGCTGGATGTAAAATGATATATACTTCAAGAAGAAAACAACAGAGAGAGGGTACGTATTTATTTACAATTGATTGGTGTGCTGGTGATTTTAATGAATTAAATTATGGTTATGCAGAAAAACCTGATCAACATAAATGTGGACATGTAATAGAATTAGATGATGGTAACTATGCAATTCAACCCAACAACAGATTAAGGATCTTTGACCCATCAATGGCAGCAGATCCATCGAAACCCCTTATACATAGATTAGTAAACACTAAGATTTGGTCTGTAGAAGATACTTCTAAATGGATTACTGATGAAAATCAAGAAGGAAGCTATGATTATGAATATAAGGAGATAGGTAATGAAAAAGAAAAGCACAGTAAATAAAGCAGGTAATTATACAAAACCTGGTATGAGAAAAAAAATCTTTAATAGGATTAAAGCACAAGCATCTCATGGTACAGGTGCTGGCAAATGGTCAGCAAGAAAAGCTCAAGCACTAGCTAAGGCTTATAAAAAAGCTGGTGGTGGCTATAAGTAATGGCTGATCCTAAAAAAGGAACAGGCAAAAAACCAAAAGGTTCTGGTAGGAGATTGTATACGGATGAAAACCCTAAAGATACTGTTAGAATTAAGTTTGCGACACCTACGGATGCTCGCAAAACTGTGGCAAAGGTTAAAAAAATCAACAAACCTTACGCAAGAAAAATCCAAATACTTACAGTCGGTGAACAAAGAGCAAAGGTTATGGGTAAGACGCAGGTGGCAAGCATATTTAAAAAAGGTAAGGAAGCAATAAGAAAAAGGAGAAAAACATAATGGCACTTGCAAAAAGTCAAAGAAGTTTAAAAGCATGGGGGAAACAGAAATGGAGAACGAAATCTGGCAAGAAGTCGTCAGTTACGGGAGAACGGTATTTACCCGAAAAAGCGATCAAGGCACTCTCATCTGCAGAGTATGCGGCAACGACAAAAGCAAAGAGAAGAGGAACAAGAAAGGGCAAACAATTTGTGAAGCAACCCAAAGGGATTGCAAAGAAGGTAAAACAATACAGGAGATATAGTTAATGTATAAAATGATGAAAAAGAAAAAAGTAACAGGTAAAAGAAAAAAATTAGATGTTAATAAAGATGGCAAACTTTCTAAAAAAGATTTTGCTATGTTAAGAGCTAAAAGAAAAGGAAAAAAATAATGAGAAAAGGGTTATACGCAAACATACATGCTAAAAGAAAACGTGGTGGTAAAATGAAAAAGAAAGGTGCAAAAGGTGCACCAACTGCTGCTAATTTTAGAAGAGCTAAGATGACAGCAAGGAAAAAATAATGGCTAAGACACCCGCATGGCAACGTAAAGAAGGTAAAAATCCCTCAGGTGGTTTGAATGCTAAAGGTAGAGCTAGCTATAATAGAGCTACTGGTGGCAACTTAAAAGCACCTAGCAAAAAAGTTGGTAACAAACGTAGAGCCAGTTTCTGTGCTCGTATGAAAGGTATGAAGAAAAAACTTACTTCTAAAAAAACTGCTAATGATCCAAATTCTAGAATTAATAAAGCACTTCGTGCTTGGAATTGCTAGTGCAATTTTATTTATAAATATAACTATGGCTGATATAAGTAAAACAAAAGACTTTATGAAAGCAATAGAAGAAGTACGCCAAGAGTACCCTGAAGATTCTATTGAAAGAAAAATACCAACTTCATTCATAACGACAGTTAGTGCTGCAGAAACAGGAAACTTTTTATTTAAAGGTGCACCTACTGCACAAAAAGCAAATAACTATTTTGGCATGCATGCAACTGGCGATCAAAAATTTATAACAACTACTGGTGGTGCTAATTTAAGACAATTTGATGATAGCAAAGCAAGTATTAGATCTTTTTTAAATTTAATTGCAAATGATGAAAGATACTCATCTGTCGTAGAGGATATGTCTAATGTAGAAAATATGTTTAAGGGTATGTCTTCGTATGCAACACGAGAAGATTATACAGATTTTTTACAAACTGTTTATAGAAATAGAATTAAACCAATAGTAGAAACAGAAAATATGTTGATTCCTAAAGTAAAACCATTAGGGCAACAAATGAATAATTTAAAATAAAAAAGGGAAGCCTAAATTAATAGACTTCCCCGCAGGCAACACAAGACCGCTTGACTATTAGTCAGGTGGTCTTTTTTTTTGGTCATAACGATATAAGTTTCTATCACTCCATCGCTTTTGCCAAAACCAGTTACTTAATTTACTAGCATAATCTTCTAGTTTATCCATGATAGGATTATGCCAAAAGTAATATCTAAACTTTTTGTATAAGTTGTTTAATATCATCTTGTAATTTTTTACCTACACTATTAGCGTGATTAATAACAGCAGCACATAGATTACCATGATATGGATATCCTTTTAGAGCTTCTCTAATTTTACCTACAGGTTTTCCACCATAGTCAATAACTATAGCATTGTTTTTATTGAGACCTATTTTTAATTCAAATAGTATACCAGTATATTTATCTAAATTATTTTTTTCCGTCATTGCTATTAGCCCCTTTAGATTGTGGCATTAAAGTAGATAACATATTCATAAGTTTTACTACCTCTGCATACGGTCTAGACATTAAGTATCTCATTATATCCATAAGTTGTTCTGAACTTATATTATAAGTTCTAGGGTTTGGCTTTTGTTGTGTTTGCTTTTCTTTCTCCATTTGTCCTCCTGTTATTAAAATGGTATTTCCTTATCGTCATAGTGTCTTATCAAAGACTCTAATTTTTCTTTAGCACTACAGTATTTAGATAATAATTTATCTATTTCCTCTATGTGTTGTGGGTGTTCTCCTATACCTACAGAGTTAGCTAAATAAATATCAACTGTTGCTAATGCAGCTTCCATATCTGCTTCATACTTTTTTTTTAAAGCATTTATAATTTTATCCTTAAGCATCATTCTCCTCTAAATTGATAATACTTATCTTCAATTAAATCTATATCTAATAAGTATGGATTATCTTTACCTCTCTTATTAAACTCTGCTCTTAAATCTCTTATAGTTTGATTAAGAGTTCTACCTGCATTTA